GCTTCTAGCAATACAAAGCCTGTATATAAGGTTACAGGAGCAGAGGAAAGAAAAGGTATGCCTGTTTACTCTGGAGTACTTACTTATTTTCCTGATGCATTGAAAGAAGTATCTAAATGTAGCTTAGCAGGACAAAAGCAACATAATCACGGAGATAAGCTATATTGGGATAAGAACAAGAGTACAGATAATGCAGATGCTTTGGTCAGGCACTTAATAGACCATAATAAGAATCCAATAGATGATGATGGTATATTACACCTTGCAAAAGTAGCTTGGAGAGCATTAGCTACATTACAAATATATTTAGACAGTAATAAATAAGACACTATTAGAACACTTATAAAGGATGGCAGTTAGCTATCCTTTTTTTTGCTTTAATTTAATTAAAATGTTAAAGTTTTGTTAAAATCTGTTAATAGATAGTTGATAAACAAAAAAGACATTGTATCTTTGGTATATAATTAAAAACAAATATTATGGCAAGATTATTTTACACAGAAAATGGATATAACAGAACAATAGTTAACTTTTACGAGTTAGTTAAAGAAACTGAATTTTTCTTAACGTTAGTTCAGGTTGGAAAGTATAATTATGATAATGGAGTAACACCAAATACAACTGAATTAAAGGGAGATAATTTTAGAGTCAAAAAAACAAATTCACTTTATAGAATTTGGAACGGACAGAATTTAAAAGAGAATAATAATTATACATACACAGGGGCATAAAAAACAAAGGGTTGTAAAAACCCCATTAAAAACAAAAAAGATGAAAAAAAGTAAACAAGACCAAGTATTATCAAACAAGGTGCACGCAGTAGTAATGTGCGTAATAGTAATAATAACAATAAATATATAATTATGAAGAAAGTATTAGGATATTTTTTAGAAGGTATTGTTTATTTTGTAATGACTGGATTAGTTGTTTATATGATACTAATGTTTTTATCAATGATTATCAAATTATTTAAAAACTAATTATGAAAGAAGAAATTAAATTAGCTATTCAATCAATCCAACCATCTTACGAAACAACAGGTAGTTATCGTTATCCTTTGCCTAATGAGGTAACTTTGTATTCTGATAGTAGTGCTTATTTAATAGATTTAAACCTTAAAGAAGGTGTCTTAAATGCGGAATTATGGCAAAGTGAGGAATGGGTTAAATTAAATGAACAAGATGTTTATTATATTTACACTTACTTAAATGGTTTGCTAGAAGAAGAAATAGAGTTAACTAAAAGGCATTACGAAGAAGAAAGATACGAAGAACAAACAACTTACTTTATAAGGTAACGGTAGGTATAAGGTTAGTTGCGTTAATAATGACAAACCAAAATAAATAAACAAAAAATAAAATGACACAAAATCAAATAAACCACTATAATAGTTTAATGAAGCAAGATGCTGAGCACAAAGAAAAAGTTATAGAAATACTAGAAACAGATTTTGGATGGAGAAACATCGAGCAAAGAGATGAATTAGTTATTGAAATGATGCAAGATACTATAGAAGCAACAAAAAAAGCATTTTCTTTAACCGATGTTGTTGCAAGTGTTTACGACAAAAAATGCAAAAAGTTTAATGAGGAAGTAGAGCGTATTAAAAAAGATGGAGGTAGTAGTGGGTATTGGTGAGTAAATATTTGTTGCCAACGACCAGTGTAAGAACTGTTGCGGATAGATATGCACAAACTATCGGATAAAAACAGAATTAATTAAATAGAAAATAAACATTAACCAAGCAGTAAATAGCAATAGATTATACACATTGTTACCTGCTTTTAAAATTACGGAAATGACAGTAAAAGACTTAATTGAAAAACTAAAAGAATTACCGCAGGATGCAAAAGTATTTCATTTGTGGGATGGCGAGCCAAGAACATCTATAAATGTAGTTTATGAAACAAAAAATGGTGCGGTAATGACCGCTGATTATGGACAAGTTTGTTATTCATCTTCTGCAAGACCAAAAGATGCACCAAATAGCGAAGAAGATAGATATTGGCAAACACAAAAAGACCCAAGAGGATATACAGAAGAAGATGAATGGGATTACTAACGTAGTAATTTTTATTGCAGGTAACACCAAGATAAGAAAGCGTTTCAATGCTTTTTATCAACTGTTGACCAACGTTTTAATGTTGGTAATTAATAATAAATAAATAAATTATGGCGTACATGAAAGAAGATTACTGCACAAAGTCAGCAGACAAATTATTAAATAAGTTTAAAGAATTAACAAGATTCAATATTACATCAACATCAAGAACTCCTGAAAACTCATTTCTAAGAGCCTTATCTTACAAGATACTTGTTGATTTGAATTACATGAATGACAGGCAGATTTCAGAGTATTTCGAATCTAAAGGTATTAAAAGACAGAGGAGTTCAATATATCACGCATTAAGTAAAATCGACTCCTATTACTTGAACTACTCAGATTTTAGGGATATTTATGATATTTACTTTGAAGATAAGGCTGAAGAAAGCAAGGTTAATAGTGAAAAAAGAGCCAAGAAGCTTAAAGCTATTGAAAATAAAGTTGTAAGAAGTAGTCCTAAAGCTATTCCTGACCTACTAAAGACCCTTGTTGATGGCATACCAGACGAAAGAAGGCAAGAAGTGTATGAAATGCTTAATCTAAGAGTTAAGTCGTGGGAGTGGAAGTCTAAAAATGAGTATGAGATAATAGAAGGTGATAACGGAGTAGGTAATAACACTTGGAATCAATAACTAAAAACAGAACACCTTAATTTAAGTTACCATAGTATGAGTAAATCAGAAGAAATAAAACCCACAGACGGAAGAAAAGGTAATTCAAGAAAGAAGTCTATACCTATCTTAGCTGCACCTGATAATGAAAGGTCCAATAAACCAGCAATGAATACGGCTAAGAAAAGCAGGAAGAAGCAGTACGCTAAGAAAGCTATTAAAAATATATTTGGTAGTGAGGTTAATGCTTTTGAGAGCTTAGCTAAGAAGGCAGAAGAAGGTAGTTATAATCACATGAAGCTACTGTTAGATTTTGCCTATGGTGACGAAAGTGAGGGCAATGTAGCTAGGGTTCAGGCTCCTGTAATAAACTTCTTTGGAGATAGCCCTGAAGGAAAAGCAATAAAAGAAAAAATAATAGACGTAACACCAAAAGAAGATGATAAATAACTTTAATATTACTACAATAATTATTGATTACATACCAAAAAATAAGCTAAACAAAGTGACTGCAAATAATATTTGCTGGTGGACTACCTGTATAGTAGGGTTAGAATTAGATAACCTAGCAGATGTTTACGTTTTTTTAGATAGAAAATTAGACTTAATAGATGAGTAGCAACATAGATATCCACAAAAAATACATACCTATTTTCAAAAACGAGAGTAGGTATTTCGTTGTTACGGGCGGAAGAGGGTCAGGAAAGTCTTTTGGTATAAATGTATTTCTACTTAATCTAACCTATCAAAAAGGACATAAGATACTTTTCTCTCGTTACACAATGATATCAGCACATACCTCTATTATACCTGAATTTATTGAGAAGATTAACTTAATGGGTGTTCACGAAGATTTTAGGATTACTAAGGATGAGATAATGAATCTAAAGACAGGTAGTAGTATCATCTTTAAAGGTATTAGAACCTCTTCAGGTAATCAAACGGCAGCATTAAAGTCTCTTAACGGTATTACAACATTTGTTGTAGATGAAGCAGAGGAATTGGTTGATGAAGGTGTGTTTGATAAAATTGATTTCTCTATACGTTCTTTGCTTAAGCAGAACAGAGTTATACTTATCTTAAATCCAACCACAAAAGAGCATTGGATATACCAAAGATTCTTCCAAAATGAGAATGTACTTCCTGCATCTAATACAGAAAAAGGAGATACAACTTATGTACATACAACATATAAAGATAATAAGAAGAATTTATCTCAATCATTTCTACAGAGGATATTTGAAATGAAGCGTAAAAGACCTGACAAGTATCAACACCAAATATTAGGTGGTTGGTTAGCTAAAGCAGAGGGTACTATTATAAGAAAATGGAGGGTTGGAGACTTTATTCCTACAGAACTCACTTGTTATGGTCAGGATTACGGATTCTCAGCCGATTTAACGACACTTGTGAAGATTTCTATAGATAAGCACTCAAGAAAGGTTTGGGTTAAGGAAATCTACGGAAAAGCCAATCTAACGACATCTGACATAGCTACTAGAAACAGAGCTGAGTGTGGTATGGATTTAATTATATCAGACAATTCAGAACCCAGACTTCTTAACGAGCTTAAAACATTGGGTATTAATATAAAACCAACCATAAAAAAGAAGGGTAGTATATTATCAGGTATTGCTCTTATGCAAGATTATGAGATAATAGTAGATAGAGGTTCTCATGGGATTATAAGAGAGCTTAACAATTATGTATGGAAAGATAAAGGTGAAGTACCTATTGATAAGTTTAATCACTTTATAGATGCTATTAGGTATGGGATGATGTATTTAATACAAGGGAAGAACTCAGGTGTTTATACAATAAGGTAGAACGTTTAATAATATAGGTAAGAGACCTGATAATTAAGTTTATCGGGTCTTCTTGTGTTTAATAACAGGGTATGTTTAATATGACCCTATG